CTTCGACGCTTCAGCAGAGAAGTTGCTGACTTTGAAGCCGGTGGCGAGATAACCGATGATCTCTATCACGCACTGTATGACTACTACTTTGATGACATGCCATATGGCACCAAGAAAGCCAGAGATGGTGACCCTTATGAATGGGTTTCACAACGACTAGCAGATGAGTTGGGTATTGCTGAAAGCAATTCAGGTATGATCATGCCCGAAGCAGATCCAATGGCCACAGTTGAGGCCATGCCCGACTTGAGCGCACCAGTGTTAGAAGGTTCATGCAACTCAACCATGGAAGGTGAATACTGTCCAGAACACGGTCTTGCTGAATGTGGCATGTATGAAATGGGCACAGTAGCTGGTAGCGTAGCACCAGTGATTGGGGAGGCACCACAAGACCCAATCAACTACAATGGCGCTATTACTGGCAGCTATTACGAGTCAAAAGATGGTGACGCACTATTGGCAAGAATAAAATCACTGGCTTTGCTCAAATGATATAAATACACTTGACACCAAGGCAAATAGCGCATATACTACATGGTGTATGCGCTTTTTTGTTTGTGCGTCACAGGCAACAAAGATCTAATTTTAGATAGGCAACACATAGGCAACTTTTTAAGGAGAAATATACTATGGCATCTTTAGCAGAAATCCGAGCAAGACTACAGGCAGCTGAAAACAAAGGCAACTCAAACCAAGGTGGAGGCGATCGAGCAATTTATCCACACTGGAACATGGAAGAAGGTCAATCGGCCACACTACGCTTCCTACCTGACGGTAACACAAAAAACACATTTTTCTGGGTCGAACGAGCAATGATCCGACTGCCATTCAACGGCGTCAAAGGAGAGATGGAATCAAAACAAGTATTCGTACAAGTACCCTGCGTGGAAATGTGGGGAGACGCCTGCCCGGTACTGGCAGAAGTTCGCACTTGGTTCAAGGACAAGAGCCTTGAAGAAATGGGTCGCAAGTACTGGAAGAAACGCTCATACCTGTTCCAAGGTTTTGTGCGTGAGAATCCCATCTCCGAAGACAAGACTCCGGACAATCCCATCCGTAAGTTCATCATTGGACCTCAACTGTTTACCTTGATCAAGGGTGCGTTGATGGATCCTGAGTTGGAAGAATTGCCAACTGACTTGATGCGTGGCTTAGACTTCCGTATCACCAAGACCCAAAAGGGTGGCTTTGCTGACTACAACAGTTCCAAGTGGGCACGTAAAGAGTCCGCACTCACAGAAGCTGAACAGGCTGCAATTGAAACTCACGGCTTGTATGACTTGAGCACATTCCTGCCCAAGCGTCCCGGCGACGTTGAGCTGAAGGTGATCAAAGAGATGTTTGAAGCATCAGTAGATGGACAGCCATACGACACTGAGCGTTGGGGTCAATACTTCCGCCCTGCTGGCGTAGCCGCACCTGGTGGTGCCGCAGCTGGTGATGCAGATGACACACCAGCACCTGCTGCCAAGCCAGCACTTAAAGTTGCTGCTCCGACTGCACCCGCTGCTGAAGATTCTTTTGATGAAGAGCCAGCACCAGCAGCCGCACCTGTGTCAGCAGCCAAGCCCAGCGGTAATGCCCAAGACATCTTGGCCATGATCCGCGCACGTCAAACCAAGCAGTAATCTCTGCATTAACACAAGGAGGCAACTCCTTGTGTTCTCTATTTTTATAACAGGTGATACATGGGAAAACCATTTGATGTAAGTAAATTCCGCAAGGAAATTACCAAATCAATCGATGGCCTATCGATTGGTTTTAATGATCCAACAGACTGGATCTCAACAGGCAACTACGCACTAAACTATTTGATTAGCGGAGACTTCAATCGTGGCATTCCACTAGGCAAAGTCACTGTGTTTGCTGGAGACTCTGGAGCAGGTAAAAGTTATATCTGCTCAGGCAACATTATCAAGAACGCACAACAGCAAGGCATCTTTGTGGTTCTGATTGACTCAGAAAATGCTCTTGACGAAGATTGGCTCAAGGCACTTGGCGTTGACACAAGCGACAGCAAATTGCTCAAACTGAGCATGGCCATGATTGATGATGTGGCCAAAACTATCTCCACGTTCATGAGTGACTACAAGGCCTTGCCAGATGGCGAGCGGCCCAAGGTGATGTTTGTGATTGACTCATTGGGCATGTTGCTAACACCCACTGATGTGAACCAGTTTGATGCAGGCGAAATGAAGGGTGATCTAGGCCGTAAGCCCAAAGCTCTCACCGCCTTGGTGCGTAATTGTGTGAACATGTTTGGTTCATACAATGTGGGTTTGGTTTGTACCAATCACACATACGCAAGCCAGGATATGTTTGACCCAGATGATAAGATCTCAGGCGGTCAAGGTTTCATTTACGCCTCATCAATTGTTGTGGCCATGAAGAAGATGAAGTTGAAAGAGGACGAGGACGGAAACAAAGTTTCCGAAGTAAACGGTATCCGTGCCGGGTGTAAAGTTATGAAAACACGTTACGCCAAACCCTTTGAAGGTGTGCAAGTTAAGATTCCTTACACAACAGGTATGAGTCCATACTCGGGTCTCACTGACTTGATTGAGAAAAAAGGCATGCTTAAAAAAGAAGGCAACAGTTTAGTGTTCACCACGAGCGACGGCGAAATCATCAAGAAGTTCCGCAAAGGTTGGGAACGCAACGACGACAACTGTCTTGATACTGTGATGAAAGACTTTGCAAATATTAAGGAAGAGGTAAGTACCGTCGAGGAGGATGCAGAATGAGTGAAGCAATAGCAGCAGAAATTTGGGGAGAACTCAAGCGTTTTGTAAACACAGTTGATCGCCAAGAGGCTGCCGAAACTGTGGTTCAAATTTTGATGGACAATGACAGTGATGTGGAAGATATTCGTGATGCGTTCAAAGGCGATAGTGATATCAAACGAGCACTTACTGCATATCTTGACAACGACAAAGATTACTCAGAAGACGACGAAGAAGAAGATCCTGAAGAAGAGGATTACAACGAAGACGACTGGGAAAATTAATGTCAAAAGTTTTTGAAATTCGGGACTACTATTGCTCCATGAAATTCAAATTTTTAAAGATTGACTTAGAATCGACTACTACTTATAATTGCCATGCAGCTAGTCCGCACTCAGTTGATTTTAATTGGCTAAAGAATAATCCAGGTAATTTGTTTAACACCAACGTCAATGTTGCCGAACGGCAAATGATGTTGGAAAACAAGCGCAATTCAAGTTGTGAACAAAATTGTTGGTCTGCCGAAGACAACGGTGCCCAAAGCCCACGACAGTATCAACTGGGCATACAGCGCACCCACTCAGTGGTTAATACCAATCCAGAGATTGTTGATCTAACAATTGGTAGTGATTGTAATTTGACTTGCAGTTATTGTTGTAAAGAATACTCTTCGGCCTGGCGCAGAGATTTAGTCACACACGGAAACTATGATGTGCAATCTGATGCAAACAGATTTGCGTTAACGGTCAAAGATACTGTCTTGATGAAATTCAGTCAATCGGCATTAAAATCAACCTTGCATTATCAAAGTTTACTAAACGAGATCAAACTGGTTGCCCCGACACTAAAAAAATTAATAGTAACAGGTGGTGAACCTTTCTTGGATAATCAACTAATAGAAACAATCAGGCAGTTACCATTCTCAAAAGATTGCAAGATACAAATGTACACTGGGCTGGGCGTGAATGTTTCAAGATTTGAAAAAATACTAAACCGGTTAAAAACAGTTGAAAATTTGTATCTAACTGTCAGCGCAGAATGTACTAATCAATTGCATGAATTCAATCGCTATGGTTCTTCCTGGTTGGATTTTGAACACAAGATACAACTAATTCGCAAGCATGGCATAAAGTATGAGTTCCAATCCACACTTTCAAATTTAACTGTATTTGGATTTGCTAATTTTGCTAAACAATTCAAGGATGATACTATTAGAATAACTTTTGCGCATCAACCAAACATGATGGCTCCGTATGTTCTTGATTCTACAAGCAAACAAGTTATAATAGAACAGTTACAGTTGTTACCTGAATCGATGAAAAATCAAATTGTACGGTCAATGTCAGCAGAGCCAACTGAATCTCAACGCCAGGGTATCAAACAATTTCTTACCGAGTTTGTCAACAGACGAAAAGATCTTGACATAACTATATACCCAAAACATTTTTTAAATTGGATAAGTTATGTGGTATAGTCGTGTTGTTGCCAGTCTTGATGCTATTCCGGACTTCATTGCTCACTACGAGCGTGAGCTTGATGATGCCAAAAAAGATTGTCGAATTGGGGGTCTTGTGGAAAAAAATATCACAACACTTCCAGGCCTGACTGAGTTTAGATATAACCAGCTTCAAGAGATTGAAGCTGTGCTAAACTATCTTAATATTCAACTGCGCAAGATACGCAGAAAGCACTTTCAAAAGTACTTGGAAGGCTATGCTCGTGCGCTCACAAGTCGTGATGCTGAAAAGTATGTGGATGGCGAGGACGAAGTTATTGACTATGAAACCATAATCAACGAAGTAGCATACCTACGCAATCGTTGGCTGGGTATCATGAAAGGGTTGGATACCAAACAGTGGCAAATGGGTCACATTGTGCGGCTAAGAACTGCTGGCATGGAAGACATTCAGGTGTAAATACCTGCATGAAAATTGTACTTGTAACAGGCGGCTTTGATCCGCTACACTCTGGGCACATTGAATATTTCAAAGCTGCCAAAACTTTAGGTGATGAGTTAATAGTTGGAATTAACTCAGATGAATGGTTGATCCGTAAAAAGGGTCGACCTTTTATGCCCTGGACAGAACGAAACACTATTGTTGCTAATCTTGATCCTGTAGATGCTACAGTAAAGTTTAACGATTTAGACGGTAGTGCAGTAGATGCTATCCGTAAAGTTAAAGAATTATATCCAGATGCACAAATAGTCTTTGCCAACGGTGGCGATCGCACCCGAGACAACATTCCAGAAATGGTGTTTGACGATGTTGAGTTTGTGTTTGGTGTAGGTGGCGAAGATAAAAAAAACTCTAGCTCATGGATTCTTGAAGATTGGAAAAAGCCCAAAACAAACCGAGCTTGGGGATACTATCGTGTGTTGCACGAAGTTGGCTCTAACACCAAACTTAAAGAACTCACAGTGTCACCTAAAACTTGTTTAAGCATGCAACGACATGACAAACGAGCAGAGTTTTGGTTTGTGGCCGAAGGTGAAGCCACAGTATACACACTAGATTCCAGTACAGATAGAGATCTCAAAGACCACATGACCATACACGAGTCGTGCTGGATCAATCGCAACGAATGGCATCAACTGTGCAATGAAACAGATCGCCCACTTCGACTTATTGAAATACAGTTTGGCGAAAACTGTGTGGAAGAAGATATTGAGCGCAAATGAAAAATCCATGGAGTGACCGCTGGGCATTTGTCAAAGACTACATTCCTAACAATGTAAGTATTATTGATTTTGGTTGCGGTAACAAAGAATCTTTGGACTATACAAAGCCCACAAGATACCTTGGTGTGGATCGATTGCCAGGCGCAGATCTTGTAGCAGATTTAGACAGCAACTTTGTAATAGATGAAAAATTTGATGTGGCCTTATTGCTTGGAGTATTAGAATACGTCAATAACCCAGAGCATACATTAAATAACATAGTCCCATGTGCAGATCACTTTGTTGTGCTGAGCCTAACTGCAAAGAAACCCAAGGCAGAATGGCAACGTGCTTTTACAGAACAAAGTATTGATCAATTGTTACAGAAATACTTTTCTAACGTAAAACATCATTGGCATGGTAGATACATTTTATCGGTATGTAAAAAATGAAACCAATTCCAATTTTTGTAGGATATGATCCAAGAGAAGCCATTGCCTATCATACCTGCGTAAACTCAATTATCCGTAACAGCAGTCAGCCTGTGGCTATTGTGCCAGTGGCGTTGAATTTATTCAAAGATTATAGCGAAACGCACACTGACGGCAGCAATCACTTTATCTACACTCGATTCCTTGTGCCCTATCTGATGCAGTATGAGGGCTGGGCAATATTCATCGATGGTGATATGATTGTGCGTGGAGACATTGCGGAACTTTGGAACTTGAAACAACTCGGCAAAGATGTCATGGTGGTCAAGCACGATTACAAAACATGTCGGACTGAAAAGTATCTTGGATCAAAGAATGAAGATTATCCACGCAAGAATTGGTCTAGTGTGATCTTGTGGAATTGTAACAGTCATCCCAATAGACGCCTCACTCCAGAGTTTGTGCAAAAAGCCACAGGTGCTGAACTGCACCGTTTTACATGGTTGGATGATGAACGCATTGGTGAACTACCACCAGAATGGAATTGGTTGCCCGATGAATACGGGCCAAACTCCGCAGCCAAGCTCTTGCACTATACCTTGGGCACTCCATGCTTTCACGAGTTTGCTGACACCCCACAAGGCAACGAGTGGCATCGTGAACGCATGCTTACAGAATATTGCCAACAACGCATATGATTTTCTTAAGCAAAGACGGCAAAGATGAATACATTAACATGCTTGCACATGGTTGTGGGCAAATACCAGTGGCCGAATTTAACTACACATCTAGCAACGATCCAATAGTTTTACGTGGTATTTTAAAACATAAACTGATGAAACGATGCTGGAACGATAATCGTGATTTCTATTATCTTGACACAGGCTATTTTGGAAATGCTAGATGGAAACATTGGCACCGGCTTGTAAAAAATAATCTTCAATTGACTCATATACAACCGCGTCCAGGGGATCGTTGGGAAAAACATGGCATTAAGTTTCGGCCCTGGCAGTTTGGCAAAGAAATAATTGTTGCAGCTCCAGATGAAAAGCCTTGTAAGTTTTACAATGTAAACTTTGAACATTGGGTAGAACAAACAGTGAACACGCTCAAACAGTACACAGACCGGCCAGTGATAGTGAGAAAACGATCTCCAAGCCGAATAGATAGAACAACAACAAACACATTAGCACAGGCATTAACAGATGCCCATGCGTTGGTTACATTTAACTCTAATGCCGCAGTTGAAAGTGTGCTACTAGGAGTTCCAGTTTTCACATTGGCTCCAAATGCTGCTGCACCAGTTGGATTACAAGACTTGAGTAAAATTGAAACACCTTACTATCCAGACAAAGATAAACTATATGCATGGGCATCAAGTTTGGCATACAGCCAAGTCCATATCAGTGAAATGAAAAACGGATCTGCATTGCGGATCATTGAGGAAACATCATGAGTATTCAATATATTGTTGCACATCGCAAAGATCCCAATAATGTAGGCGATATTGCCAGCAATCCGCTACAGTATTTTCTGTCATCAGATCAATATCAAACAATTGACATTGCCAACTTAAAAAATGAGAACTACGACAGCAGTATTCCGTTGATACTTGGTGGTGGTGGTTTATTGGGCAATAACTTTTTTGGTGATGTTGCAGACGAAGTGCTTACCACACCAGATCGTCAACAATTGCAAGCACTAGGTGAAGCTGAATGGAAGCTAGTAAATCACAAACACAGTGTCATACATCAAGATTTTAAAAACAAATACCGAGAACTAATTGCACAAACACTAGAACAGATTCCTGAAACCACTGGACCTAAGTACATTTGGGGTGCTGGGCACAATGATCTCTCAGAATCAAATACACTTAAATATTCAAAGTTTCTAAGTGAATATAGGGCAGTAGGCATCCGTGATTATCAAGAAGGCTCAAAATACGATTGGGTGCCTTGTGCAAGTTGTTTGCATCCGGCATTACGTGGCAACTATACCATCAAAAATGATGTTATTTGGTTTGAACATAAAAAACAACTGATCAAAGATTTTGGCAATGATCCTATTCCGAGATTTGTTAATTCTGGCGCTAACATTGAGCAAACAATTGAACTGTTGGGCAGTGCTAATATTATTTTAACCAACAGCTATCATGGTGCATATTGGGGCACATTGTTGGGCAAGCGTGTGGTTGTGGTAGATGCATGGAGTACCAAATTTACCAGAATGAAACACACACCTGCATTCAAACACAAAAAAGGCACATGGCAAGAAGCTGCTGAAACAGCAAAAACATATCCTGATGCATTAAACGAATGTATAAATGTCACACAACAATTTTGGGACCGTATTAGATGAAGGTGGTAGCATATCTGGCCGGTATCCCACCAAAAAATACAAACTCCGAAAAGCCAGAAGTACTCAGTAGATTTATTAATGGTGTTGTGCAATCAGGCCATATAGGAATATTGCATACTGGAAACAATATTATTCCTTGTGATGTGGCATTTATACAAGGCTGGAGTCATGAGCATGGCAAGTCAGCACCTCATTTGCAACTTAGAGAAGCAGTGCGTGACCATCAACTACGCAATCGTAATAGATTGTTGATTGTAGATAGCAACCTATTTAACTATATAGGCAAAAATGCCTATGCACGTTTTAGTTTTGACGGCGTGTTTCCTACCACTGGCAACTACTTTTGGGATAATCCAGATCCTGCACGTTGGCAACAGATCAGCAGAGATGCAGGTATCACTCTCAAACCTTGGCGCAATAATGGCAAACACATACTAATTTGCACACAACGCAATGGTGGTTGGAGTATGAAAGGCATGACTGTGTTGGATTGGTTAAACCAAACAGTGGCAGAGATTAAAAAATACACAGACCGTCCCATCATTGTGCGACCGCACCCAGGTGACAAGAACGCCAAGAACTATCTTAACTTTAGAAGTCCGCATTGGAAACTCAGTGGTGCCGCACAACTAACAGAAGATCTCAGCAAAGCCTGGGTTACAGTAACTTATAATAGTTCACCAGGAGTAGCATCTGCTATAGAAGGTGTGCCGGTATTTGTAACTGATCCTGTGCCCAAAACCAGTCAAGCATTTGCTGTGGCCAATACAGATCTAAGCAAAATAGAAACGCCTGAGACTTTTGATAGACAAGCATGGATTGAACGTATTGCTATGTGCCACTGGAACTTTGATGAACTCAGCAATGGTGCTGCCTGGCGCCATATGCAACAGTTTGTTTAAACTCGCATGCCCGGAAACACAGTGCGCTTGACCTGATCGTTATCATGGTCAATGGTATCAAATAATTCAAATGGTAAGTTTAGTTGTTTGCATAAGTCGGCCATGGCTTTGGTATCTTTGGGCAGACACATGCCACCATATCCACGCATGTCTGGACCGCAATTTAGATAGTTAGGACTTGATGTGCCACGTAACAAAAATGTTTTTAGCACTGTGTCATAGTCTGAATCTAGTCGATCACAAATTTCATACATTACGTTGGCAAAAGTCACCCGCAGAGCATTGAATGTGTTTGAATAATACTTCAGTATCTCT